GGCGTTCAGCTTCGGCTTGTTTTTCGGCTTCGATACGCTCTTTTTCAGCTTTCAACCTTTGAAGCTCTTGGTCTTTGCGCATATTTTCGTATTCCTGCTCTTTAATTCTCTTGAGCTGGTCTACGCTAATACCTTTTTCGAGAGCTTCTTCTTCGAGCTTGCCGTTGTCGATATACATAGCTTTTTGCAGTTCGTCGAGGTCTTTTGCTCCAAACCGCTTCAAAGCGGCTTCTATAATCGGCTGATAACTGTCAAGTTTAGCCGATTTTTCTTTGTAGTCTTTGAGCCGTTCTTGAACGATTTTAGACGTACGTTCTTTGTAAAAATCCCTATACTTGCCGTTTATGAGCTTCTCAAACTCTGCTTCTAACTGTTCTCTGCTCTCTGGCTGTTCCTGAATTTCCGCAGCGGGGGTCTGCGTAGCCTGATTTTCTCCCGATTTCTGCGCAGCGGCGTACTGCGCTGTTACGCCTTCGGTTGTACTGCTTGCTTCGCCTGCGGCAGTCGCTGTCGTTGCGGCGCTACCGTCAAACAAAAACAAGTCAAGATTGAGCCATGATTTAATTTTTCGCATACAAATCTCCTTTGTGAATTTTCTACCGTCTTTCCGGCGTGTCTTTATATCACCCAAAAGGGGTTGATACCTTGATGTATTGCGGGTATTTATGTTCAAGCAGCATTAATCCGGTCAATGCGAAACATAGGTAATGGTTTGTTTCGTTATTGACCGGCGATTGGATAACAACGTCGCCAGCTTTGGCTTCCTGCTGCTTGAATCCAGCATCATTAAGGCACTGTATTAACGATTGCAATAAAATAGAAACGGCGTTACAAACCGCTCCGCCGTCTCTTGAACCGTCTGTATTTGCATGCCCTTTTGCTGTAAGGGTATAAGTATTACCCTCTTTTTCAAGCGTTATTATTGTCATTTTGCGCTCCTTGCGAGGTAATAAACCGGTTATCGCCGGTTAACTTAGCGGCGAGTTGTTTTAACTGAATGTTTTCAGCTATAACTGCCTGTAATTGCTGATACAGCGAGCCGTTTTCGCTAATGGTTTTTATCAGTTCTTCCTTACCCTCGATATCCATACCTTTCAAGCACGCCAAAGCCTGCGGCGCAAACTGCGGGTTAAAGAATCCGAGCTGATACAACTGCATCATCTCTTGGTTATGCGCATATTTGTTGTACGGATTATCTTTGTGTACCCGCACCTTAACATCAAAAATAGGCACTCGAACCGTCGGGTCGGTGCCTAATTCGTTATAAGTAATTACTTGTATATCTTGGTTGCTGAACTCTTGAAAGGTGTACGAGCCATCGCTTCCGATTATTCTGAACTGTCGAGGTACAGTGTAAAACTGACGGATAAGCTCTATGCACATTTCGCCGACTTCTTTGGTTGCGCTGTATAATCTTTTGAGCGTAGCCCTTGACAGCTTGCTTCCGGTTTCAATCAGAACGGCGATTGCACTTGCGGCTGTTACGCCGCCAGCCGTGCCTCCCTGCTGAAAATCGCGATTACCAATTACCTCTTTGAGTTCTTGGATGCGGTTTGTGTGATACGATAATGTTGTGCCTTCCAGAGGCTGAACGTTAACCGGCATTACTGCGTCAGCAATAGTGCCGGAACCCTCAAATTGAATACCGGGCTTTGTGAAGTCAAAGAACTCGTCCATATTAACGCCTGCGTCTTTTTTGTATGCGAATCTCGGTATACTTGCAAGACGGGCATTTTGAATCATAGCTTTATTGAGTAGATCAATATCTCGCTGAACATTTTTCCCGATATCGATTGTACCGTATCCAACGAGCGAACCTTTTGACGGGTACATTGTGACGGTTACAAACGGATATTTACCATGCCAGTAATAACCATCTGGATATTTAGGCGTACCATCTTCATTGACCTCATTTTCTGACGAGAATAACACTATATCGTTGACGTATTGGCAATAGTGCAAAATCGTTTTTGTGCCTTTTTGCACTTTATAATACCAGTGTGTAACAAGTGTTTTCCCGTCGAGCGGTATATCATCTTCGGTTTGATATTGCTCAACCAAAGAATTATCACTGCCCAAATGCCCCTTTACGAATGGATAACGATTTTCAAGGATGTCGTTGTCAACCCATTCGCACCGGAATACGTGTCGGCTGTCTTGAATTTTTGTTACGCCTGGTTCCCAAAAAAGTGTGAGCGGGTCCACAGCTTTTATCTCGATATCGCCTAATCCGTTGTTTAGCAAGGGGTTCCAGAATACGCCGAAAGCGCCCATGCCAAGCTGTACATCCCATCCGACTTGGGCGTACGCCTTGTCAAATTCGGCATTTTCGAGCACCACTGGTAAGATTGACGATAAAATCTCCGCTTTTCCAATATCATCTTTCTCGCGCGGTAATACAGATATTTCCGGGAAATTATCCATAAAGTCAGCCTGCTTATTAGCCACGCCGTTAAAAAGCCACGAGCTTGTCGGGTCTGGTTCATCTTGATACAGCTTTTTATATATTTCCGACCGCCACTGACGTGCATTGATATACAAAGCATTATCTCTGATGCGTCTCTCGGCATTGGTTTTGTATTGTTTATATTTACGGAGTATCTCCGACGCTTTTATTATTTGGTATTTGTCGATTTTACCAGCCATCCCTGCAGGCATATCCTTTGTAGCTTTATCGGCAGGCACCGACTCGTCGCGCATAACCTGATTTTTGCCTAACAGCACGCCTGCAGCATCTTTAAGGTTTTGTAATATAGCCATATAGTCACCTCAATTAAAAAGCGTACGGATTTTTGCCGTACGCTCTTGTATTATCCTGATTTAGCGGGTCAAACCATATCGGCTTGTCAACTTTTTGCATACGCGGTTTAATCGGATGCGCCATGCAAAAATACCGCGTTTCGTCGGCGATGTGGTCCTCGCCGTCGGTGTCTAAATCCTCAACCTTGTTATTGTCATATACAAGCGTCGGGATTGTCCTAATAAACGCTTTACATGTGTTAAATATATACATCATCGCTTTGCCGTTGTCGTCAAAAGCAAGTCTATACCGTACCTGTTGCCATCCGGGAAGGCGTGAATTATCTGCTTTGTTGAAATACACCTTGTACTTATCCGCAAATTTAACAATCGGGTCGCCGCCGTCCTCAATCCATATAGACGGGTCGGCAACGCCGATAATCGATTTACCTTTGAGCCATCTATGCTCTGTTTCAATTCGGCGTATCTCGGCAAATACCCTGTCTGCAGTCCACTTTAATCCCTCATTTGCGTTATCTGTGCATCCGTATAGCTCAAGTATGCGGTAAGCCACGCCGTCATAATCAACCGCCCACCAGCCGCACGAAAACGGCTTTGAGTAGCCCCAGTCAAACGAGCGATATATGCGCCAATCTGACGGTATCTCAAATGGCTCGATAACGTGTGTATAAAGATGATTTTGCGCCAGCATCTCCGGCGTTACTCCGAGCTTTTCGGCGATATCTGCAGGCGGTGTAACAACGAACTCCTCAAAAAACTGTCCTTCAAATGCGTTCCAGTCGCCGTATAACATAGCTCTGCGGCGCTTTTCGGGCAGTCTTTCGAGCGTCTCTACATAGTCCGGGTTATGCTCCATTAAAAAATGGTTATCATAAACTAAAGACTTGATAAATGTGTAATCTTCCGGCTTTTCGTTCGCCCGGTAGTTTCGGTCGATAAAAAGACGTTTTACCCAATCATGCCCGACTCCGCCGGGGTTGCAGGTGAAGTACATTCGCGGCGTGAAATTGTTATCCTTCATGTTGCCGGATATACGGTTGCTTTCTGTGAGCGCCTGAAACTGTTTTTCGGTAAAATGCGTAGCTTCCTCCATGACGATGACCTCGTACGCCTGCCCCTGGTACTGCAGAACGTCGTTTTCGTTGTCGCAGTAGCCCAGCTTGATGCGCGAACCGTTCGGAAAGCGAAACTCCTTATTGGTCGAAACATAGATCGCGATGTCTTTTAGCATTTTCAGCAGGGGAAACAGGTGGTTCTCGCGCAGCTCAGCGAACGTACGACGCAACAATAATATCTGTATGCCTGGATACTTAACAGCAAGCAATACCGCCTTTGTCCTCGCCGCCCACGATTTACCGCCGCCGCGCGCGCCGCCATACGCTACATATTTGGTACGCGCCCTAAAAAACTCTTTTTGCCGCTCGCTGGGCGGGTCTATTTCAAGTATAGGCATTATCACCACTCCATAGCGGTCAGTATACCCTTACGGTTACCGCGTAGGATAGCCCACTGTGACACATTGGTT